AATACTACGATGTCACCATCTATCAATGCTCTCATAAACTATCTCCTGTGTTGTTGTCAAAAAAAAGTAAGGACCTCGATTTGGTTTCGTCTAGGTAGGGGAGAAAGCCAGAAAATCCCTACAGAAACATCCTCGAATGCTGGCTTAACAGTCCTTACAAAACCCTCTTAGGCAACTACACCAGGGGATTCGTGCTATCTTCTTCAATAGCTTCCATCATGTCAATATCACCTGCTGTGTAAGCTTCAAACTTACGAGCAAGCCTAATGACAAAATCAAGATTCTCTGCTTCCAACTCAAATGGCTTACCACCACGAGCTGCAATGTAAATATCTGTAGCCCGTGCTAATGCGTTCTGACGAACAATAGCTCTATCACCATGCAGTGCAGGGATAGGAAACACCTTGTCTTTGTAACCACCAAATGTTTTAGCTTGAGGAGCTGCTGCTGGTGTGCTACTAGTAACAGCAGGAGCAACACCTGAACCTTTGCGGAGAACAATTACTGCTTTTGTCTCTACACCATAAGTACCTGTGTTGCCATCGAACTCTACTTCGTCACCAACGTTTGCGTTGTGATTCTTAAATCCGCACTTGACCCAACCACCATTAACTTTGATTGAGTAGGTAGGTTTAGTACCAAACTTAGTCGTCACATCTTTTGTAGAAACTGCTTCTACGATACCTGTCTGCATTGTCATACGATTTCTTCCATATCAAACCAATTAATACCAACTGATGCTCCTGCGTTGAGCTTGAGAGCCAGTGGCGTTTTAAATATATCTTCAAAATAGCTGTGTGTGTTCTTCAATATTCCTGTGATCTCCTCTATAAATGGTGTTACCGAATCTAACTCTACATCAAACATTAGAGAATCGTGTATGGTATTAACCATCTTGACATCATCTCTGTTCTTCAACTGCCTGAAGATAATGCCCAACATCATTGGAACAATATCACCAGTAGCCAAACCTTGTATAGGATAGTTTTTCAATTCAGTGGGACTGAAATTGTAAGTCCTTGAAGACCATGAACTATCGCTATAGTATTCTTTAAAGCAAAATCTACGCCCAGTCTCTGTGTGATAAATGTACGTCTTGACCTTCTCTCTAAAGCCATCATCGTCTAGTTCGTACACAGAGTTGCCCTCAACTTCTTCTGCAAAGTTCTTGTGCCAATCAGCTACACCTGAGTAACGAGTGTAGAACACATCAACAAACTTCTTAGCTTCATCAATGCTGCAGCCTGCTTGTTTACTGATAGCTTTAGCACCAGCACCATAGATCAATTGGAACGTCCTAGCTTTGAATGGCTTACGTTCTTCCTTGGTTGGATACCTGCCAAACATATCTTTGTACAGTTCAGAGTGAATGTCTTTGCCAGATGAGATGTCGTGTATCAGTTGCAAGTCTTTAGTAACGTGTGCAAGAGCAACAACCTCAAGCTGGTTAAAGTCAACCTCAACAATGCAACCATCTCTAAACCTTGATGTAAAGATTTGTTTGATTGGGTTATTGCTGATGTTCTGCAAGTTAGGATTAGTTGAAGACAAGCGACCTGTAACAGTTGCAGTGTGATTCAACTTGCCATGTATGAAGTCTCCAATGATGTGCTTACTCAAGCCTTGCACATACGTAGATAGTTGCTTTGACAACTCACGATACTTCAACAATCCGTTGATGATTGCGATTGCTTTAGGATCAAACGTATGCTTCAACATATCGTTAAGCACAGCATCATCTACTGACACTTGACCTGTCTTTGCAGATACTTTGTCTGGGTCTGGTACATAACGAATGAATGGTTCGATCTTTACTTTTTTCTCAACAAGTTTGTACTTAGTGTTGCCGTTCTTGTAAACACCGACTTCTTCTTTGACTTTTCCTTTTTTAGTACCACCACAGAAAAACTGTGACCATTGCTTGGGACTGTTGATGTCTTCGATTTCATGTGATTCAGCCAACTCTTGTAAGTCAAGCTTTACTTCAACAAACTTATCCACAACCTCAACTGTGTACTCGTCAAGCTTTGTTCTATCAATGTGCAAGCCATTGAACTGCATCTCTGTGGTTGCATGTAGAGCTTCCATCTGAGTTTTAATCAACGTCAGTTGTCCAGAGTCAACTGCTCTTGCGTATTGCAGCCGAGCAATTTCTGCGGTATTAATAACATCTTGCTCCAAGTAAGGAATCAATTCTGCAGATGGAATCTTGTCAGAACCCAAACCCTTCTCAAAGTATTTTTTAATCTTGTCGTCTTTAACTGGCAAGCCGTACTGAATAGACAACTCATCAAGGCTAGACCATTTAGTCTGTTGAGCACTAAGAATGTACTCAGCAAGTTGTGTATCCCAGATCAGTCTGCTTTGCAGCTCTTCTTTCAAGAAGATACTTGTTCTGTATAAGTACATCAAATCAAACGCTAGGTTATGTCCACACACAACAGCTCCTGGTGGCATCTCACATACGTGTGTTTCAAAACATTCTTTGTCATAAGTTGCGTATGGTTTGCTTCCGTCATAGCACATGCCGAAAGCTACTGCCTCATTGTCAGGGTGCATTGGGTGAGCTAGTCCCACTTCTTCGTTTCCATTGAGAGTAGTCTCAACGTCAACAGCTACAAAGATTGGTATGGTCATGGTTTTCCATATTCCTTTCCATAAAGAATTGCTTGAAACACAACAATTCTGTCCTGTTTATCAAGCACGTTAAGAGTCTTGCATACGTGTGTAGCAAGAACAAATCTATCGTAGAACTCCTTTCTGTTTGTAACAATTAGATTGTGTCTTCCATTTCTTAAAGAAAAGAAATTGCTGTATGATTCTTTGTCTATGTAGTTGCCTTCGTTTGTAAAGCCGTACTCTACACAGTCCCCTAAAAGTGTTGCTAAATCTTCTGTGTAAACAAGCCAATCTTCATCAGTATCAGTTGGTGCTGGATCACAAGTTACTCTGCTACCAACAGGTACTACCAATTTCATTTTGTTTGTCCAGTTCATATTTACCTCACTCGTATCTAGCTCTGATTGGGTCAATGGTTACAAGGAACTGACCATGACGATCAGACTCCACTTGCTTAGTGCCACCACCTGGCAGCTTGTTCTTAGGAACATTGATGGTGCGAATCATTTCTTCTTCTGGCGACTTTGGGTCTTTGTACTTCCCAATTGTGATAACAACATCCGCTTCACCTGGTTTGTCCGTCTTACTTCCACGGAGAGCATCCATGCCGATAAACGGAGGGTCCTTAAGATCGACAACCGAAGCACTGAGCTGAGAAGCCGCAATGACAGGACCATAATTGCGAGCCAGCTCCCTTGCCCACTTGTAGATTTTTCCGAGCTTGAGGTCTTCACGTTCATCTCCTTTGTTAAATCCATCTACTTTGTCAAGCTGGTCAAAGATAATTAAGCCTGGGTTAACTTCTCTGAACAGTGTCTCAAGGTCACGCACATTGTTCATGTCCTTAGTAACACGTATCTTGTCTTTGTTGCCACCCATCAGTGTTGCGTAGTCAAGCATTGCTTGCTTAGAGTCAGCAATGATCTCTTTGCTTTCTTTGCCAAGTGCTGCTTGAACAATACGAAAGAACACAACAGAAGATTCTTCTTCGTTGTTGACCCACACAACTGGTCTGTCCTTTGGTAGTTGCTGTGCAAGGTAACTGACCTCGCTTGCTAAGAACGTTGTCTTGCCTACCTCTACACGAGCAGCAACAATAACAAAATTGCCTGTCCTAAGAGGACCAAGAGAACGATTGAGTGCATCCAGTCTCCACTCATAGCCAGAACTAGTAATTCGATCAGCAATAACGCTGAGATCAGCAGTAACAAATAGCTCATCTTTCTCAATGTATCTCTCCACATCTTTCAATGCGTTGGTTGCTAGTATGTGAACGTGCTCTAAGTCACTCTCACCTTCCTTAACTTTCTCGCACTCTTCCATGATCTGAGCCAAGTAATCTAACTCGATAAGAGTCTTCACTACTTCTTCATGTGCATGGTGTGGAACAAACGACTTAGCTTTAGTAAGCGTCATGCGAAGCTTCACAATGGAATCATCGGTCAATCGTTTGCTTTGGTCTGCAATAAGAAATGCAGAAAAACTATCCCAACTAAAGCCTGTAACTCCTGGGAAAGT